CTACAGGAATGAACCCAGGGCAAAGCTACCAAGATGCCTATATGCAGCGCCTTGCTCCGCAAATTGAGCAAAATCGTGAAATGAACCAAGCACGATTAGCTAATCAAGGAATTGTGCCAGGTACAACAGCATACGATAATGCTATGCGTCAGCAACAACAAAAAGAAAACGATTTATTATTGGGTGCTACAACTCAAGGATTTGGCGTTGGTCAGCAAGCAAACCAACAGGCATTTGGTCAAGAACTTACAAAATACAATTTGCCACTTAATACATTAAGCGCATTGCGTAGTGGCTCACAGGTGCAAAACCCTACATTTGTCAATTCTGCACAACAAGCCACAACTCAAGGTGCTGATTTATTGGGTGCGGCTCAGATGGGCTATAACGCCCAAATGGGTAATTTTAATGCACAACAAGCGGCACAACAAAGCATGAATCAAGGTTTAATGGGTTTAGGAGGCACATTAGGTGCGGCAGCGTTAATGGCGCCATTAGCTTCTGATATTCGCATGAAAGAAAACATTGAACAAATTGGTAAATTACCAAATGGCTTAAATGTTTACACTTATGAATACAAACTTGAATTTAAAAATGACCCATTTGCAGGACATGGTAAACATATTGGCGTTATGGCTCAAGAAGTTGAACAAATTATGCCTGAAGCTGTTATTACAAGACCTGATGGTTACAAAATGGTTAATTATGGAGCGCTAAATGGATAATAATTATTTCACTCAAGTTGCTCCATATATGCAACAAGATAACCAAGGTTTAATGCCTGTGTTTCAAAACATTGCAGCACAACAAACAAACCAAAATGCTGCCTTGCAACAACAAATGCAAAACAACCAAATGGCTGGTCAAGTGCATGGCGGTGGTGGTGGCATGAACCCATTAGCTATGGCAATGATGTTAAGAGGAAAGCCAACTAGCCCTGCAACTTATACAGGGCCAAGTTACGGTACAAACCCTAACTTTAGCAATAGCCATTTTGACACAATGTCATACGACTAATAGGAATTATTATGGTAAACCAACCAGACCAATTAAACCTTGCTCAAGCTGGCACATTACCGCCTGAGTTATATCAGCAACAACAAGCGTTAAACCGCCAACAACAAATGGCGGCTATGTTGATGCAACAAGGACAACAACAACCACAAGGTCAAATGATTAGTGGTCGTTATGTGCCTACTTCATTTTTTCAAAACTTGCAACCAGTAGCCAATATGCTTACTGGCGCTTACCTTGCAAAACAAGGTGATGTTAAAGCTGCTGAATTGGCAAAACAACTGCGTGAAGGTAAAAATACTGCTGAAGAGGCAATTATTAATAAAATGACAGGTTACGATAAAGCTACTGAATTGGCAGGGCCTTACGCAGGTAATGTGCCTATGCCTACTGCTATTCAAACTGTAGCCCCTGACTTAGCTGGTGCATTAAGAGATATTCGCACCAATCCTTATGGCGCTGGTAAAGAATACACACCTACAATTCTTAAACAAATGATGCCTGAAAAACCTAGCGACCAATTAGGCTACGAACTTGCTAAATCACAAGGTTTTCCAGGAACATTTATAGATTATAAAATTGGGTTAGCAAATGCTGGTGCTGCTCGTACATCATTAAATGTTCAAAATCAACTTCCATTTAAAGAGCAAATTCAAAAAGAAGCTGCAAGTGGATTAATGAAGAATTTTGAAACATTGCAAAATGTGCCTTCTGCTTTGGCTAATATGGACAAAATGGTTGCTCTTTCTAAACAACCTATTTATGCAGGTGTTGGTGGTGAAACTAAATTGCAAATTGCTAAATTGTTTAATAACAACTTTGGCACAAATATTGCTCCAGAAACAGTTAAAAATACTGAAGAGTTTAAATCTGCTGCTTACATGGGAATTATGGACAATCTCAAAAAGACAGACTCCAACCCAACAATGGCTCAACAAAATGCACTTAAAGAAGCTATTGGTAGTTTAGGTACAGACCCTGCTGCTATTCCAAGAGTAGTTAATGTTATGCGTGATGTATTGGTTAATAAAGCAACTCAACATAATGAGCTTGTGCGTCAAACAATGCAAAGAGGCGTTGAATATCCATACAGTATTGAAGTGCAATTACCAAAAACAGCGCCTGCTTCAAGCGGTAATGTGCGTTCTTTAGCTGATGAAATTCTTTTTAGAAAACCTGGAGCGCCTCAATAATGGCTAGTGCTGACGACTACGCTAAGTGGATTGTTGATAATCAGAAATTGCAAGGCACTTCTGAATTCAATACTGTTGCCCAAGCCTATCAAGAGGCAAAGGCAGAGGAATCTGCGCCTGCACAAAAACAACAAATACCTGCATATCAATCAGCTATTGTTGGTGCTGGTAAAGGTATAGCAGAACCTGTATTGGCTGCTGGTCAATATATGGGTGGAACGCCTGCTGAATATTCAAATTTAGTTTTAAACAAAATGAAACCATATCAAGAAGCCAACCCAATGACTTTTGGTGCTGGTCAGATTGGTGGCGGTATGCTAACTGGTGGCACTTTAATGAAGGGCGCTGGCATGATTCCTAGTTTTGCCAAAGCCAATCCTTATATTCAAGGGTCTGCAATAGGCGGAATGATGGGTGTTTTAACACCTAATGAACAAGGGAAAACAGGGCTTGATATGCTTGTCGAAGCACCACAAAAAGCATTGGTTGGCGCTGGTGGCGGAATCATAGGAACTGGTTTAGGTCGTACTGTTGCCAATGTTATAGGCCCTAATTTAGATTCTGCTGTAAAAAAATTAATTGGTGAAGGCGTTAATTTAACTCCTGGTCAAATGGTAGGTGGTTTTGCGCAAAGATTAGAAGATAAATTAACTAGCGTGCCTTTGCTTGGAGACATTATTCAATCATCAAGAACTAAAGGAATTGAAGAATTTAATAAAGCTGCATATCGCAGAGCATTAGAACCTATTGGCGGAAAAGTACCTGAGTCTACAGGTCGTGCTGGCATGGAGTCTGTAAAAAATCAAATTTCTGGTGCTTACGATAAATTATTGCCAAAGCTAACATATAAGCCAGATAATCAATTTTTAATAAGTCTTTCAAATGTTAGAAATCAAATTGAAGGCATTGACCCTGACAATGCAAAAAAAGTGGCTGATACTGTTTTTGATGTAGTTAGCAAAAGATTAGATAAAAATGGTGAAGTCAAAGGTGAAGCATTTAAAGTAATTGAAGAAAAATTAGGCGGTCTTGCAAAAACATATAGAGCAAGTCAAGACGCAGACCAAAAATTAATGGGCGATGCTTATGCTAATGCTTTGGGTGAACTTCGTCAAAATTTAACTAGAAACAATCCTCAATTTGCAGAACAATTAAACAAAATAAATACTAGCTTTGCTAACTTTGCACGATTGCGTGGCGCTGGCTCTATGGCTAATACGCAAGAAATGTTTACACCAAGTCAGTTAGCCGCAGCAATTAAATCTGCTGACCAATCTGCAGGAAAAGGTGCAACAGCTACTGGTAAAGCATTAATGCAAGATTTATCAGATGCTGGTGTAAAAGTGTTGCCAGGAAAAATTCCTGATTCTGGTACTGCTGGTAGGTCTGCTATTAATTCTGCATTAGGCGCTTTATTGGGTGGTGGTGGCGCTTATGCAGCACAAACACAGCCTGTTGCAACTGGAACAGCAGCATTACTAGGAACTGCTTTGGCTGCTCCTTATGCCCCTGGAATTCGCAATCTAGTTACAATGTTGGGTGGAAAACGACCAGAATCAATACAAAAATTAGCAGATTTAATTCGTGAGTCATCACCGTATTTAGCTGCCCCAGGCGCACAAAAAGCAGTAGAAAAATCGGAGAATAAATAATGAGTAGAAACGGTAGCGGTACATATAACCTACCTGCGGGTAATCCAGTAGTTACAGCAACTACTATTACCTCAACATGGGCTAATACAACACTTAGCGACATTGCTACAGCCCTTACAGGCTCTTTAGCTGCTGATGGTCAAACTCCAGCTACAGGCAATCTTAATATGAATACCAATCAAATTAAGAATGTGGTAGACCCTACTCTTGCTCAAGATGCTGCTACAAAAGCATATGTAGATGCTTCAGGTTTTTCTGTAGCCCCAGGAACAAGTGGTAATGTTTTAACTTCTAATGGTACTGCTTGGACTTCTGCTGCCCCTTCAATTCCATCGGGCACGGTAATGTTGTTTTATCAAGCTGCTGCTCCTACTGGATGGACACAAGTAACTTCTTTTAATGATTATGATTTACGTTTAGTATCAGGTACTGGTGGAACTACTGGCGGTACAACTGCATATTCAACAGTATTTACTAATCAAACCCCATCATTTACGGGTTCTATTGGCACATTAGCTGGAGGCGCAACAACGCTTTCAACAGCACAAATGCCTAGCCATGTCCATTCTGTTGCCGTTGGAAATGCTACCTGTAGTGGTGGTAGTTTTGGTACTACTAACAGCAGTGCATTTAGCAGCACATCAGGCGCAGAAGGTAGTGGAGGTTCACACAGCCATTCAATTACAGGAACACCTAGCGGTACAGTCGGTGCAGTTACCCTTAATGTGCGCTATGCAAACATCATTATCTGCTCTAAGAACTAATGAAAATTGAACCTAAAAATAACTGTCCTTTAAATAGCTTTGAGCCTTGCAAGCAACTAGATTGCGCTTGGTTTATTGAAATTCATGGCACACACCCCAATACTGGAGAGCCGTTGAAAGATTGGGGCTGTGCTATGGCTATGATGCCCATGATGCTAATTGAAAATGCAAGACAGCAACACGGCACAGCAGCTGCAGTAGAATCATTTAGAAACGAAATGGTTAAATCTAATGAGGCTAGCCAAAAAGTGTTGCTAGCAGCAGCTAATATACCGCAACAAATACACACTTTGATTTTGGAGAATGACAAATGAGATTAACAATTATTCCTGATGATTCTTTTGTAGCCGTAGACGGAGATAACTCACACCGCCCACTATACTTATCTACTTGTAACATCCCAGAAGATGTCCATGCTTTGCAATGGTATGAAAATAAAGGCTGGATTGAGTTTGACGACCCTGTAGACCCATTTGCACCAAAACCACCTAATGAAGAAATTATTACATTGCCTGAATGGGCTTTGGCTTGCGTTGGAGTATGGGAAGCGTGGACACCGCCTACACCGCCACCAACAAGCGAACAGCCAGCAACAACAGGTACTCAAACTGCATGATAGTTACAGTTAGCCCCAAACACCAATTTACTTACGATGGTGCACAATTAAATGTGTACCACGCAAATAAAGGTCAGGGGCTATCTAAACACGAACATAATTATTTTCATGCAACTATGTGTAATGCTGGTTCTTGTTTAGTAAGTCTTGAAGGTCGTAGTTATATAATTGACAAAAACTCACAGCCTTTAAACTTACCTGCTGGTGAATGGCACGAAATTGAAGCATTAGAAGATAATACTGTTTTTGTTAATATATTTGCAGAAGGAAAAATATGAATTTTACATTTACCTGGATATTAGATAAATTTGGTTTTCAAGCTAAACCTGTTTTTGAAGCCCCTAAACCTGTTGCCAAAAAAGCTACTAAAGTTGCTACAAAGACAACAGTTAAAAAAGCGACTACTCGCAAAACAACCAAAAAGTGAGTAAGTTATGTCTTTTGAAATTGACCCTGTACGTTATGGACAACTTTGGGAAAAAGTTGATACCTTAACTCAAAAAGTAGACAAGCTAGAAGAAGGCATGGAAGAGCTTTTAGCCCTTGCCAATAAAGGCAAAGGTGGCTTTTGGATGGGCATGGCAATCGTGTCAGCATTTTCTACATTTGTTGGCTTTGTAACTCACTCTGTATTGGGTAAATAAATG